TTGCACTGCAACTGATACTTACTTCCTTTATATTCAACCTCAAAAACCTCAAAACTATCAATACTATTCTTGTGATGCTTAGGTTCTTCTGAATGGCTATACTTAGCTGTTTTTACTACGGCTTCCATATCACCAAGCATTTCAATTCTCTGGTAGTAGTCATCGGCATCTTTATATTTTGACAAAAACTCATTGATCGTATTCTTGTTGTATATCAACTCATACCCCTTAACCTTGTAGGTTGCCCGTTTACTTTTTAACCCATTTACCTCTATCTCTGAAAATATGTTTTTGTCAACATCCTTTATGATAGATTTTGCAGTCTTCTTTCTGTCAAATTTTATTCGGATTCCTTTGGGAACAGCCTCCTTTGCAATAGGGATCAATTTATGCCCGCAGTTATACCCCCCTCTATTAACTATGAAGTTGGATGGGGTTGTCCCTCCAATAAGTCCTAACGGAAGGCCAGTCTTCTCATATATTTTACATTGATGCCCATTTATATTTCCCTTAATTACTTCTTGCAATTCGCTTTCATGGATCCACTCTTTTTTTACTAGATGAGCACAAAACTCTCTAGAGGTAGTCTTGTTCCCACCAACATAGCGATACCACTCCAAGCCAATATCATCGGACATAACTTTAAGATGCTGACCGCTAAATTGGTTGAGTGCGTCCATGGTGACCGTCTTAAGATGACGGTCAAGTATTGATTGTTTACCTTGGCTTGAGATCAAACTCTCCCGTAACTTCTTAGCTAAGTCAGCATAGGAGCCTCCACTTATCACGGACGTTTTAAGCATGTCCATTATCGGCCTAGTCACATTTGCAGCAACCCCACTTTCGGTAAGGCTATCTATGGTCGAGTCCATAGCCATCTGCCGAATAACAGAGGCTGTTTGTGCTGGAGTATAGCGCTTATTGAACTCAGCAAAATACTCCTTTTGCACTTCAGCCACCCTATCAAATGCCTGGGTAAATTCTTTGACCTGCTTTAGGTAATCATTATTTAGGACCAGTTTTTCAAGTCTTAACCTAAGCGTATTGATATGCTTTAGGTTATTAACATTACTCAAAATACGTCCATTTTTGACCTCAAGTTCCCGGGTTGCGTTGTCCAGTAATTCCATAAGACGACGCTCAAGTCCGGGAGTTTTATTCCCGAACTTTTCTACAGCCTCATCAATACCCCTGATAATTTCATCTATTTTACTCATCATCTACCGAGGGCATTGAATTCACCTTTTCCTTTGCGCTATTGCTTTTAATGACCGCTTCTGCATACGTTTGGATCACTCCCTTTTTTTCTGCAAGCGTCTTTTGAAGAAACCCGTCATCCTCCTCAATTGCTCTACGAACAAACTGAATGATATTACAAGAAATAATGTAATCTTCCTGGGTTACCCCATTACTGCTTATCATTGCCATCTTGTCATCATTTGATAAAGATGGAAGCGGATCCAACTCCAATACAGCTTGCAATTCGTAAGAAACCTCTGGGTTAGTATTGAATTTCTTCTTTGCATACTCAACTTCTAAGGCTCGAATAATAACAGGGTTGGCATTTGCCTGCTTCAACGTTGCCAACTCTTGCATAATCATGCTCGATGAAAGGAGATCATACTTCTCTGGCACCGCAATCTTAGGCAGCAGCGCCCTCCTTTCTTTCTCATTTGGGACAATCAGCTTGTAACGATAGTCTGCAATGAACTGGTATATTTTATCCATTGCAGCAACAATATCTTCGGCTATGGAATTGACAAAGTTGTTGAGTTCGTCCCTATCAACTTCTTTTGAGATTCCAGACTGAGCAAGCGGAGTTTCAGCCAAAAATTCCATATTAATGGAAGCAAGCGCCTCGTAAATATGGTTGCGAACACGCTCATCCTGGATCTTAACTATCTCCACCTGCTTCTGTATGTAACCTGCAGGAGGTGTTGGTATTCCTGCAGGTTCCCCTGCTTTCGGGGGAGTTACTACAATATTGCTATAGGGAGAGGTACCTACATATCCGACCCCTTTACAGTCTGGACACCCGTCATTAGTTCCCTCAATTTTCCCAACACCATTACAAGTTGGACATTCTGTAGATAGGTAAAGCCATTTCTCACTATGTATATGCTGAACAACTTCTGCTTGCAAATCCGAATACTCACGAGCAGCCTCGTCGAGAGACGGAATCATTGATGCAATCCGGCTTTCATAAATAGGGGCATTCCCAACCGATTTAATAAATAGGCCTCCAACTCTAAAAGCAGGCAAATATCCTAAGTCATGCTTATAACGGTATTCTTCAATAACATCCCCCTTAATGTTACTTTGCTTAAACCGAACAACCTCCAAATCATTTACGGCATAGTAAACCTTCCCGTTCGTGTATTTTCTATAGCCCTGGTCGCTACCATACTCACAGGTTTCATCGGATAGCAAAAAACAAAAATCATTTGGCCTAAATTCCAGTACATTACTTGAATGAAAAACTCTCGCAACAGGTTTTATGTATTGATTTGATGTAGATGGAATTTCCAATGGACAAACAGATACAATAGCATTTGCATCTACCAAATAAGCCTTTAGCAACTCTGAAAAAACCCAGTTTGTAATGGAATTGTAAAATGGATACAACTCCTCACAGTAGCTTTCCATCCGCTCGCTTTCAGTAATACGAGAAGGAATGGCATCGCTATCATAGGCTATATTCCAATCCGAGGATCTTCTTATCTTCGAAAGAGAGGTTATTACCTTATTGATCGGATTCTTCGTTTTAGGTACGTAGATCTTCTCTCTATAATCTTTGATTTGCTTGCTTTCGCTTGGCCTACGTTCTTCTATTAAAGCCTTAGGGATTTCCCCATCAGCATGAGTTCTTAACTTGCTATGTAGGCTTACTGTTGATGAGTAGCCTTCATGTCTTTTGTTTTTGGATAAATACTCTTTAAGTAGTTCTGTTGTAATTATTGTTTTCATTAATGCTTTTCTAGAGCATTCAGTCGGATCTGTATTGCCTTATGGCCAAAAGGTGATTAAAAAGATGGCAAAGAAACTCTGATTATGAATGCCACCGTATAAAATGGAGGAAGGTTGTTATGCGCTAAACCTTCACCATCTTCAGATGTGTATGGAGATGACGTGGATGAAGTGCCACCTTCCTTTCTCTCTCCTACTGGAACTGTTGCTACTCCATATACCGATTGTCCAGAACCACTTGCGCTATACGCTCCGCTTATATGGCTATGCTTAGGCATTTCTTTGGTACCAAGTTTTACTTTAGCCTCTCCTCCTATTTGAGACATCGTATTGCTATAGATCAATGTTTCTCCATTTTCTACAAAGCTACCTAAGCCAACCAAAAACCGTCCTCTTAAATCAGGAGTCCCATTAGATCCATCACACAAGGACCATCCTTCTGGTATCTTCGTAGCATCTCCTTTGTATGGCCAAATAGTTCCAATTGGCACCATATTTCTCACCACTTCAACTAGCTTTGCTAAATCAACTGAATCAGCCATTCTTGCTCCTCCACAATTAATATTTCTGTAAATAATGTTTTCTATCAGCTTACACTTACCTGGTGCTGAATCCAAAAATTCATCCTCCCAACCGATCTCATAATTTGAATATTTAGTGAAAAGTTTCCCATCAAAAACGGTAATATCATGCATTAGGGCAATGCTTATCCTATCGTGAAACTCCTCGCTAACCCACTCTGTGACCAACTCAAATTCTTTCGTAAAGGATGCTGAAAGAACTTTTCTTTGCCCGTTCCTTTTCACATAAATATTACTCTCCTCCTTCGGTTGTGGTTTGAAAATCCGGCATGGGAATCTCACCCTATTGAACATGCCGTCTGGATAGGCAAATCCAAGCGATAGTTCCTCTTCACACCTATACTCAAGAAGAACCGTATGCTGAACGCGGGGAGAATATTTAAATACGTTAGAATACACTTCTACTTGCTGCCCAACTTTTGACAACCCAAATTTGAAGCAACTATTCTCAGTTAGCCTTTCATAAAGACTTACAGTAGGGTTAATGAAAAAAAGATAGGCACCATCAATAACACCCTTTGCTCTTATTGCCTCCCTATACAACTCAATCTCGGTATCTGTCGCAATAACATATTCGATAACACTATCTGATTCTGCAACCAAAATTTGAAAAGCAAGATCGGGTGCATCCTTTAACTCCAACTCGGCTCCTACGCATGATTGACAAGGGCTAAACTGGACAAATGAAAATTCTGGAGATGTTACAATCATTACTCTTCAACTCTTTTAATCGTTATACTTTTCAGTTTTACGTTGAAATCAGCATTACGAGCG